ACGTTTGACAAGTTTGGCATTGATACCCCTGCGCGTCAGGCCAGCTTCATTGGGCAGTGCAGCCACGAGTGCAACAACTTTCGCACCCTTGAAGAAAACTTGAACTACAAGGCCGAGGCGCTGATGCGTCTGTGGCCAACTCGGTTTACAACCATTGAGATCGCTAACCAGTATGCCAAGAATCCCCAGAAAATCGCCAACAAGGTCTACGCTGACCGCATGGGAAACCGTGACGAGGCTTCTGGTGACGGCTATCGTTTTCGTGGTCGGGGCTGCATTCAGCTTACTGGTCATGCTAATTACTTCCACGCTGGCGCTTCCTGTGGTGTTGATTTTGTTATGCAACCGGATTTGGTCGCCACGCCCCAATACGCAGCAATGACTGCTGGGTGGTTTTGGTCCACACATGACTTAAATCAGTTTGCAGACTTGCAAGACTATGTGACGATGACCAAGCGCATCAACGGCGGAACTATTGGACTAGAAGAACGCATTACCAAAATCCAAAACGTATTGAACATCTTAAAGTAACAAAATTGTGTTACGTTCCAAAGGTTGTAACTACAAGGTGCTTTATGAACTTGTCAGATGCTGAATTTATCGAACTTTGGGGAACCCATAAATCACCTGCAAAGGTGGCTAAAGCAATGGGGACAAACCTTCGAAACGTCTATCGTCGCAGACATAATCTTGCACAGAAATACAACATGAGCCTAGAAACCCACAAAGAAGTCAAAACCTGGGCGCCACCTCCTCCTAAATCCGAATTGGGCATTGAAAATGGAACAGTTATTGTTTTTTCTGACGCTCATTTCTGGCCTGGGATACGGACTACTGCTTTTCAAGGTCTACTGTGGGCAATTGAAAAACTACAACCGAAAGCAGTCATTTGCAATGGGGATGCTTTTGACGGTGCATCTGTATCTCGCCATCCACCTCTGGGTTGGGCTAAAACACCAAGCCTAATCGAAGAACTCCACACTTGCCAAGAGATGCTTGGTGAAGTCTCTGAGGCCGCTAAAAAGGCTCGGCATAACGTCAAGCTGATCTACACAATGGGCAACCACGACGCTCGGTTTGAAATGCGTTTGGCCTCCAACGCCCCACAATACGTTCAAACGCCAGGCTTTAAACTCTCGGATCACTTTACGGATTGGCATTTCTGTATGCTCACATGGGTGACAGATGACGTTATTGTCAAGCACCGCTACAAGGGCGGCATCCATGCTACCCACAATAACACGGTAGGGGCTGGTAAGTCGATTGTCACGGGGCATTTGCACAGTCTGAAAGTCACGCCCTTTGCTGACTACACCGGCAATCGTTTCGGCGTGGATACAGGCACTCTCGCAGAGCCTTACGGTCCTCAATTTGAATATGGTGAAGGCAACCCACTAAACCATCGGTCAGGCTTTGCGGTGCTGACAATCAAGGATGGCAAACTGCTCTGGCCTGAGCTAGTCCACAAGTGGGACGATGGGCAGATCGAGTTTCGCGGTGAAGTGATAGACGTAAGCGGCCTATAAAAAAAGGGGAGCATCAGCCCCCCTTCCTTGTGTTTGCAGAATTTACTCTGCTTCGTCTTCTACCAGCAGCCATTCGCCGGTATCTTCGTTCAGCCAGTACCAGGCATCGTACTCTTCGTCGTACCAGCAGAAGCATTCTGCGTCTTCGTCGTAGACATACTCTTCGCCTTCGTCAAAGAGATCAACGATGTTTTCGTCAAGCTCTTCGAACTCTTCTTCCTCAAACTCTTCGCACTCTTCTTCTTCGTTTTCTTCCTCATCGGAAACAACTTCTAGATTGCCCATCATGTGAGCAATTTCTGCGAGACGAACGATAGAGCTGGTGCAGAACTCAAAATAGCCACCATCTTGCATATCAATAGATACCGTGAAATTCATAAAACCCCCAAAAATTTAGAGCAGCAAACCCGCTGCAAGAACATCTTACACATCTTTTTTGACGGAACGTGCGTACTTTGTATTAGGTGTCTTTTCCGGTTTAGGGCAGTTTTCTGGCACAGAAACAACGCACCAGACCGCACTAAGATACCTTTGTGTTCCACGATATTGCCACCGGTCAATATAAGCGTCAGGCATCGAATGCAGTACTGCTCGCATACGTCCATCTGGCGCTTTAATCATTTGGTGCAATTGTGTTGTGGTTAAACCATCTGGATGCGCTTTAAGCGCAGCGCGGACTTCTTTGTTATAGCTATACATTGTTCCCCATTGCTCGTATTGCATCAACGTTTACCCAGCCCAAAGAATCCGCAAGCTCCAAAATAGCCTCACGCTCATCGGCGCGGATGAGTTCGGCAAACTTTTGTAGCGCATCCTCGGTAAACTCAATGCATTTCATGCCGTTGTCGTATTTTGTGTTGTATACATCAGGCGTCATTTCGGCTACTTTATTAACAAGTTCAATGTCTCGTTCGTTCATGTGTTCTCCTTGAGTTTGGCTTCGCCCGCCTCCAGTGCGGCTTGCCACTGCTCAAACTCGGGACGTTGCGGGCAGTAATCCATGTGTGGATGACGTTTATCTCTGCCGTTCATGCTTGCCGCATATCCACCGCAAGTGCAGTAGTTCTTAAAGGTTTTTAAATTCTTTGCCTCCTCGTATGTCATGTGTTCTCCTTTATGCCATGCAATGCTTCAATGGCGTCAATTACTTTTCTGCCTTGCTTTGATACAGGGCCAGCACCGTTGTTTCGTCCAAAGTTGTAGCGCAAAGTCTCATCTGCCAAAATCTGTTTATCTGTGAGCGGCTTGCGCTGGGGTGGGGTGGTGTAAAGCAATGACCCTCTAGCTGGTTTTTTAGCCCACACAGGCAATCCGTCCGCATGGTCAATGTATCCGACCGGCTCCTGCGCTGGCTGTTTAGCCTTCACATACTCCAACGCTTTCCACCAGCCAAAAGAGTACGCGATTTTTTCGGCCTCGGTCTTGCATTCTGGTGGTGGCGGCGCTGGCTGTGCTAAGGCTTCGCGCAGTTCGTCTAAAGTCAGGCTATGTTGCCTCACCGCCTCTTGGTACGCAGCCCTCCAGTCGGTTTCCTGCGGTTGTGCTAGGGCTTCTTTGATTGCGTTAAGGGCGACTTTGCATTTAGCAATGTAAGGCTTGTCATCACTAAGCGCCCCCTCCAACGCCTCAAGCGCCAGCTTCAATGCTTCTTCTTTAGTCAAAATGGTGCATCCTCATAGTTGTCGGGGTTGGGTTTCAATGGCGGTGCTTTGGCAGGCATGGGGCGAGGGAATGGTGGAAATGGCCACATCACAACCCCCTGCTCTTGATGCGTTGGTGGTCGTTAGCGCCTGACCTGACGTAATCATTTTTTGGCACATACACAGGGCGCTCCCACAGGTTCATTGCTGGCGGCAATACTGCATCTGGGTCTTTACGCGCCGGCACAAATCCTGTGCGGTATTTCTTGTGTTCCTTGATGCCGGTGGTGTTTGCAAACGCACCGAGCGTTGTTTCTTTATTGATTCGCATAATTTAAGGTGGGGGTACTCGCTGCGTCTGGCTGACCGCCGTTCCGCAATCCCCTGTACCAACATCCGCTTTCCCCCCTAAAAGTTAAAAACCTATACTTAATTCTTTGTGACGTTTTTTGTGGCAAGGCTGGCAAAGCCACATAACTTCAAGAGGTTTATCGTAATCTTCGTGATGTGCAACTGTTTTTGTTTCTCCACATCTGCAACAAGATTGTCGAAATAAACCGCCAAATCTTATGGCTTTAGCCACCATGTTGTGTGCATAAGCTCTTCTACGATCTTCTGCTCTCCATGCGCGTGTAATTTCCGTAGTTGCTTTGATGCGATCAGATTCTTTTGCGCGCGCCCTATCATAAGCCCGTATTTTTTCAATATTTTTATTTCTATGAGATGTAACATCATTTTTGTTGCACTCCTTACATTTGTTAACGTGGCCGTCACGCATTTGGGGATGTTTGTAAAAATCTTCCAAAGGCTTGACGGTATTGCACTTAAAACATTTTTTAGAACGAATCATGTTGACTCCTGTGACTATAGGAGTAACCATTATAGACCCGTTCTAATTAAAAGGTATATCTTGATCGTCAGCAGCAGGTCTGCGGCCTTTTGGGGCCTCATCCTCGCGTGGCGCGTTCATAAATGCCCA